CCTGCTCTTCACCATTTACGGTGACAGCATATACAAGTTCCTCTTCTGCTTCTTCGTCAGCTTCTTCAGATTCTTCTTCAGCCTCATCGGCCTCTTCTTCCTCCTCAGACTCCCCCTCAAATGATTCGTCTTCCTCTTCGGGTTGAGACTCTTCAACTTCGGTAGGTTCAGCTTCCTCAGTTTCTGGAGTTGCCTCTTCAGGTTCCAGCAGACTGAGTAATGCTTCTTGCGCTTCAGTGACACTTCCACCTAACGCGGGTATTGGCTGTAATCCAGCCGGTGCTTGCGGGGCTTCCTGCTTATCCGCCATCTTAGATTCTCCTTAAATGAATGGGTGTTGCTCTCCCAGTACCTTGTTCATATGTCCAGTTTCCACTATGGAATGTATATGACCTTGGATTCTGTCGAGCAGTCTCATTGCAAGCCAGATAGATTCTCTAGCTTCCAATTCACTTGAACCACTTTGTGTCCAGCGGTTCATCAAATCTTCCTTTAATACTTCAAACGACTCTACAAAAAGAGTGTTATTCAAAAGTTGGGTAGCTTCAGCTTCCCTTCTAGCAACATCGTGAGGTTCTGACATCAGCTTTTCTTCTTTGCCTTCTTAATCTTTTTCACCTTTTTCTTAGGTGGTCTTCCCACCTGTCTTCCATATGTTCCGGGGCCGTATGGCATTATCCTATCCCTACAGGCCGCTTTTGTTCTGTTTCAAGTTTTATCTCTGCTACCTTCATTGCCGTATCAGCCTGTAGTTTAGCGGCATCTAATTGTAGTCTTTGCTGTTTTATCTGAATTTCTGCGGCTTTGATCTGCAATTCTCCCTGCTTGATCTTCTGTTCCATCTGTTCCGCTTTCTGTTCTTCAGAAGGTTCTGGTGGAACTTCGGAAGGATCGGTCAGAAAATCACTCACATTCTGGAATCCCATATTCTTTATCATAGACGACATTATATTGTACATGTTCTGCTCATTAACTACCTTCATACCACCAGACATAGACTGACCGGCAAAATTCAATATAGCTGAAAGGTGCATAAGCTGTTGATCTCTGTTTCCGCTCCCCAGACCTACTGAAATAGTGCAGTCCATCTTGTCTCTCCACATATCAGGCCTTACGGGAACCCATTCATTTCTCAAAAGGATAACACGTTGTTTGTCCTGATTCTTCTGAAGAAGGCCGTATATAACCCTCATCAATTCCTTTACGCCGGTTTCAGCAAAATTCCGAGCAATCAACTCCACTCTTTGCTGTGCCGCACTCATTACTTGGGCAACCGCTGTTGCAGTTGTGTGTGATTTTAGAGCATTCTCGTCAAGACCCTGAGATTGTTTAGATACACCAGCTCTGGACTCTCTTATACTATCTAAGTACTCCAGCATCTGGAATGAGTAAGGTTCTAAGGTCGGTGTATCAAGCCTCTGCACAGCGCCCGGAGACTTAACCCTGACTATCCCACCCGGTCTTTGCGTGAGCAAATCATCTAAGTTCGCTTGACCCTCCAGAACAGTAAACCTTCCAAAGTTCTGGTTATACATATTGTCCATGAGGTTTCGCATCAGAGTGCTCTTAATCAACTGTAAATCCATAACAAGATCAGCAATACTCAGGCCAAAGAATTTATGCGGAATCTTTATTGGAGTAAGAGAGATGAATGGAATAAAATCTACCTCTTCATTTTCCAGCACAAAATCCCCGATAACACAAACCTTTCTCAGCTCTGTGATTTTGTCATTATTAAAGTCTGTTTTAAGATAACACTCATGTAACCAGTAAGTTCTTAATCCTTCTTCTCCAGCAACATCCTCATAACCCCAACCCTCAAAATAGGATGCGGATTTATCATACCTGTAACGAGAAAGCCTTTCCTCAGAAAAGGTTGCCATATCTAAATCACCACCATTACCCAGTTTACTAGGGTCTAGGTCTTCATCCGGAAACATCTCCCGTAGCTCGGATAATGTCTTTCTCACACGATGACATACAAAACGGGCATCCTGTATAGTCTTTGACTCTCTTGAAATCAGGAATTCAGAAGGGGGTACATTTTCTACAACAACTTTACCCTTACCTGCATTACGGGTAATCACAACATCGTGCAGAACAACAGGTTCCTGCATAGCCTCTGTCATCTGTTCCTCAACACCATCTTCTTCTACAGTGGTGTGTTCGATGACTTCTACATCCGTACGGGAAACCAAGGACTCGAACTCTATCTCAGTAAGGCCTCGATATTCCTCCCTGTCCCATTTGTCTGTCTCATCCCACCAGACTTTGACTATGCCGTTTTTGCTTAACAGGGCATCGGTAAACCAAGAGTACATTATTTCCCATCCGGGATTATCCCGCATGAAAACATAATTTACATAATCTGTTGCCTGTTTTGCGGCAGCTACGTCTTCAGGGCCAACAGGGTTGAACTTAACCATCTCATCACCAGAGGCAAACACCCTCATTAGAGATGGTTTAATCCACTCTATGGTATCTGAAACAGTAGAGTCAACAAACTGAGAACGACCCTCAATCTCATTGCCGAACGGCATGGCATAGTAATAATCCATGGCCTGTTCGCGCTGTTTGGAGATCGTGTCTCCCATATAACCCAAAGAGTCTACTATCTCACCCTGTATACGGGTAACCAGTTCCTCTTCTGTTATTTTGTTATCTGCCATTAATTACCCCACCTACCCCTGTCAGGTCTGTAAAAATCATCTGGGAAAAGAGGTTCTAACCTACTAAATATCTTATTCAAATCGCTTGCTCTCTTTGTGTCTAGATCAGTTCTTGGTTCTCTCCAATCTACGGGTTCTTGTCGTATCCATGCCGTAAAAGCGGCGTCTAGTCTTCCCTGCAACTCCCTAGAAATTTCTTCTTTATTAGGTTTTCTGGCATCAACATCCATATTAACCTGCATTATTAAATCCCAAGCATCCAAAGCATCTTGCGCTACATTCTGTTTCCTTCCTAGACCTAACCCCGCTGATTTATTTAACTGATCTAAGATTTTACGCCCAACACCTATATTTGTTTCTGCCCTTCTCCACTTCCTGATAAATGCCTTGTAAGCCTTTGGAACACCCTTAACATCTTTATACTTCTCGCTTGCTGTAATAACTCCTCTTTCATTGGGAACTAAATCAAGTTTTCCGGAATTTATAAGATCGCGCACCTTTGCTAAGTCTTTTTCTATCTGCTTACTAGACCTACCCGCTGCATCTGCTTTTATTTCTTGTTCATAGGGTTCGACAGTAAAGTCCAATAAAACCTTATCCATATCTTCATCAAGAATAAACTGACCCTTTGACGAATCCGGAAAGTTCTGATAAAACTTATCTACTATAAAGTTTTTAAATGTTTGGGGATGTACAGCCGACTGAAACGCGCTTAAATCTTCAATATTAGAAGGCAGCAAAGGATCATTATTTAAATTCCTCATATCAGCAAAAAACGGAACCCCAAACTTATCCTTATGCCACCTGTTAAACTCCATAACATGGTCAAGCGCCTTATCTACTTTCAGACTTTCATAGCCGCCTATCTTTAAATTACGTTCTAGAGGTTCACCAAATGCCCATAATCTGACAGTTCCACTTTTGTGGTTTTTTAAAGATTCCAACATTTCTTCTGATAATTGTACAGGACTATACATACCGGGAGTATCTTTGTATTGCCGGAGGCTGTATTCCTTTAAAGACGATTCCGGATTGGCAATAAGTTGGCCTTTCTCCCCCTCATAATATTCTATGATGTCCTGTTGTATTGAAGGATCAGCCTCTGTATTCAGAAGTTTCTGACCCTCCAAGTCTGCCCCTATACGCTGTAATATCGTATCTTCAGACTCACGACCGGTATCAAAACCGCCGAATAAGAAATGATTTTCAAGAGTAGCTTTGTTTGCATCTGAAGGGGGATATACCCCTTGACCCCTCAGCTTATCTACCTCAAGAAGATTTTCCTGTTCAAATTCAGCTATACGAGTCAACTCTTCCGTCTTTTCAGCCAGTATACCTCCGGTATGCGGAGTAAAATCTGAAATACTACCCTGTGGATCAGTTG